CGATCTGGCCGATGATCGAGTCACCCAGTTGGCCCAGATCAACCTCTTGCATCGGACGCAGCGTAGCCCACGAGAACCACATCGGGTCATACAGGAACGCGTAGAAGTTCGCGGTGTCATGCAGGCCAGAGACGGTCGTGAACGACAGACCCATGATGTAGTTCGGCACGACCATAACGTCACCGAAGTCACTCATGTAGATCTCCACCGACTGACGCAGCTTGCCGTCTTGGTCGATGTTCCGGCGGACGTTGCCGTCGCCAGCATTGGCCGTCGTGCTACCCGCAGCTTGCGCACGCGCCGAGAAGGCACGCTTGTTCGCCGGAGACGTCATCAGCTTCGTGGCACGGCCACCCTGCTCGTAGATCGTCTGCATCAGGCTGTCCACATGCGACAGGGCCAGTGCTTGACGGTCGCCCGAGGCGGTCACGGTCGTGTACGTACCGGCAACACCGCCGCCCGGGTTCGTCGGAGCAGTGTACTCCCCAGCGGTAACGAGGTTGTTGACCACGTTGTGGTTCATCCACGCCTGATAGCCACCGAGGGTACGCGGCGAGCCAGAGCCAGACGACTGATTCGTCGAAACCAGAGCGAACTCTTGGTCACGCTTCATTTCGACGCCACGCTTCTTCAGCTGGTACGCGTACTCATCAGCCACGCCCGCTTGGTCCACAGCACGCTTGGTGCCGGTGACTTGGACGGTCTTTGTTGATCTGGCAGTAGTTGGCCAGACGAGTGCGGTACGGCTCTGCGACCTGCGCAGCAGCTTGGGTAGCAAAGGTGACGCCTTCAGCGACTTGACCAGCAGCCGGGACGGCCAGTTCGTCGGTCTGCCATTCGTGCAGAATCGCGGTAGCCTTGGTGCGGCCAATGCTCGACAGGAACGGGACTTCATCACGCGAAATCATCGAGATGAAATTCGCCAGATCTTCGCGTTCGCCTGCATTGACTGCGTTACCGGTAGCACCGGCGCTTCGTGCGGCAGCTTTCGGGCCACCAGTTGCAAAATTGTTGCCAGCCATTATTTGGCTCCTTCATAGTGAGTTGTGTTGTGCTTGTTACAGCTTTCTGCTCACTGAAGAAATTCGTTTGAGGAAATCGAGTTGTTCGTTCTCAGAAGCCTGCCCTGACAGTACCCGCTCTCGCGACGCCTGTTGGGTTGCATTCTGACGTGCCGCTTCAGGGAGACCCTTCCGCGTAGGAACACTCTTTGCTGTGGGAACTACCTTCCGCTTCGCCGACCCAGCATCCTGCGCAGTCTTCAAACGCCGATAGTCATCAATGAATTTGACAACCTTCGCGTCGTAGACTGAGTCAAGGAGGCCCGCCGGGATGCCTTGTTCGAGGGCAAACGAGCGTATACTTTTGGCAATCTGGTCATTGAAAGCAGGCAAGACAGTCTTGATGTCTTCCTGAAATTGGGTGACCAATCGTTGTTGCTCTTCTGCTTGTTTGCGCTGGATCTGTTCCACAACCTGTTTCGTGCCTTCTTCACGCTTGTTGCGCAAGGCCCAGTATGTCTCTTGGATCTGCTCTTGCTGTTCCTTGAGCTCTCTGGCCGTATACGTATCCCCACTGTCACGGGCAGATTTGATCTGTCCGGTGATGTCGGCGTATTGCGTTTCTAGCGTCTTTTCTTGGGCACTGATTTCCTGGTGTAGGACCGTCCCGAGTTGGATCAGCTCTTGGAGCTTCGCATCTCGTTCGATCTCTACTTGTTTCTTCAGTTCGCCTAGTTCTCGTCCCTTCTGAGACAGATGTTGGTCGGTAGCAAAACCCTTTCGGACCTCTGCCAGAGTCTTGTACTCCACCTTACCGTCAATGGTAATGGGGAGCTTGTACTCCCAGTCGATATCATCCTCGGAGGGCAACTCAGCTTGGGTAGACGTATCATCCTTGCCAGTCTTCTCCGCAGAGTCGTCTTCTGCGTTTGTATCTGCTTCATTTTCGGCGTTGGGCGTAGCATCGGGATCTTCATCCACGCCCTCTTCCGGAGCAGGGTCGTCCGTAACTTCGTCCGGTAGAGATCCGGCGTCTTTCCGCTTCAGACCGAGGATTTCGGCTGCAGGGGAATTTGCCATGATGTCATCAAAGTTCGGAACTGCCAACTCACCACTGTTCGACCTGTCATCTCTTGCCGCATCAGCAGAACTTACGTTGCTTGCCGGGGTAGAGGTAGAGAGGAAATCAAGTGTTGTTAATGCCATGTTTCAGGTATCCTATCAGGTTAGGCCGGTTGGGCCTGTTTAGCTGCTTTCGCGGCTCGCATATTTGCCATGCGATCGGTAGTGCTGGCCGATTCAGCCAACAGTCCCTTCACGACTGCGAGAGCCTTTGAGACGTTTACGAGCACAGGGGAGAAGTTCTGCGCACGGCCTATACCGCCCGCCTGCCCACACTGCGCCAATTCGCTGATCAGCTGCTCTTGAGCCATCGTTAAGACATCGAATGCTTGATCGAGTTTACTCATCGGTTTCCTTATCCTCTTCTTGAGGTTTCTGAATGAACTTCGCGTTCTTTCCGAGAGTCTCCCTACGAATCAGGTTCTCCTTGACACTTCCCAGAGCGAGCGCAGTATGGTACAGGAACTCTCGTTCCTTGGTACAGTGCGGTTCGGTCTTGACCCACTGCGTGAACAGGTCGGTCAGGATGTCAGTGAATGCCTCATTGAAGAACTCTTCTCGTTCTTTGGCAGCGAATTGTCCACGTTGCAGCGACAGCTGGGCGTCTCGGAATGGTTCCTTGACTGCCTCACCGTTACCACTTACGTAGTCTACACGGGGCTTGATTCGCTCACGAAAGCCCTTGCTAAACTTGTCCGTCATCTTCGGATCCTTTGTTTGTCCTATGGAATCATAATGGATTCCTTATAGGAGCCAGCTAATCGGTTAGTGCATTGCACCATCTTGTGACATGACTGCAGCGGCTGGTCCATCCTGGGTACTTACCTTTGGAGAATTGATCGGTGCAGACGCGTCCTGAGTCACGAATTGGTATGACGTCTTCATCATGGCCTCGATATCAGGCGGCTTCGGCATATCCAGGACACCCTTTTCGGCACCCTTGATATAGATCTCAGCCCATTTCTGATAGTGGGTATCCATCGCCACGACCATCTGACGCATGTTGTCTTGGATGGCGTTCTTGGATTGGATGTTCGTGAGTGCCACAGTGGCTTCACGTTGCATGATGTCGAGCTTCTTGATCTGCTCTTCCAGTGCTTTGAGCTTCTCTGCCGACGCGGACTCAGCACCCCGTGCCTTCTCGGCCATCGCCTTGAACTCTGGCGTGGTGTAGTCCACGATGAATTCGAGCGGGTTCAGGTCGAGCGCCTCAATAGCCTTCGCCGCGATGTTGGCAGCAGCTGCCGGATTGACGACAGCACCCGCACCCGCTTCTTTCAGGGCAGGGAGGATGTCTTTGCCGATCTGGCCCATCTTGCGGACCATCGCCGAGTTACCGTTACCACCCACGTCAGCATCAACCCACATTTCCATGTCGTCTGGGAGGGTCGCGGGGTCGAGCTCCTGTCCGTCTCCATTGGAGTCAACGAACTTGATCTTCTTCCCGGCCATCTTCTCGCGGATCATCTTGTAGATTCCCGAGGCCAGATCCTTGAATCCAGTCTCTGCGAAGCGACGGGCCATGTACTGGATACGGACCTGTGCAGCAGACATAGCCCGTTGCATCTTCTCCTCACTGTTCCCGCTCACATACAGGGTGTCGTTCAACCCTTGGGCAGCTTTCGACAGACCGGTGGCCTGCTCTTTGTGCTGTTGTAGGACATCCAGCAGCGGGACAGTACCCTGGCTGATCGTGTCCGGAGACAGTGTTGCCACAGCGTTATTCGGGTTACCGTTCGTCGGGATCAGCTGCTTGGGCTTCATGTTCTGAAGGGCAGAGAAATCGACGGTGTTCGGGTCAGCAAGCTTCGGGCTGTAGTTCGTCAGGTAGACGTTCTCAACGAAACCACGCAGGATAGCCGTGGTAGCCAAGGTGGTCGGCCTGATCATGTCCGCAGCAGACAAACCGTGGAACTCGTGTGGTACCTCGAACGGGCAGAGCACGGCCAGAGGGATGCAGTCCGCATCTTCCTCAACCAAGATGTACTTGCCGGCAGTGATGAATCGCTTCAGTTCTGCGATCCCATCACCATCACGGTCGCAGCGCAGCCAGCTCTCAGTGACAGAGCATGTGCGGCTGGCTTCGTCGAGGTCAACCTCACGCGACCGGCCAACAAGGTAGTACTCTTCACCAACGAGCTTCTTCCGAACGGCCCGCTCTTCGTTGTACTTCTGCAGGAAGTTGGTTGCGCCGTCACCCACCTCGGCCCAGTTGATGTCACCGGCGATGTCTGGGTAGTTCTTCCTGATCTCGCTGCGGGTCATCTCTGACTGGACAGCAACGAACGGGGCATCCTGAATGGTGTGCGCATCACGCGAAATGCGGAACAACTCGGGATGTACGTTCTGGATGTTGATCCGGCTCTTGTCGATCTTGCGACGAAGACGAACGTTCTGGTAGACGTTCACGATGTCCTTTGAGCCGTCAGGACGGGTGATCATCTGCGGCTCGAAGTCTAGGGTACCGACAACTTCGGCGTCCTCGTCGGCGAGCATCAGGTCGAGGTTTTCCTGAGTGATCTCGTCGAACTCCTCGTACCTGTACTCGAAGTCCTCGATGAATCCCCAGCGGATGATGCTGTTCTTCCACAGCAAGGCAGACTTCATCCATGTGCTGATCTTGTTCCAGCCAGCATTCTGCTTGAACACAACATAGTCGAGCAGGTCTCCGGCCATCTTCGCGGCTGCGAGGCTAGTCGGGGTGCGCTTCATCGGCACGAATTTGGCGAGCTTGTTGTTGTTCATCAGGAGCTCAGACAGGATGGCCAGATAGCCCTCCACCACTTCGACCGTATCCGAGGACACAATCTGGGAGACTCCTTGCGGGAGCAAGTGCCCCTCGGCCATCATGCCGTACTCGTACGTACTCTTCTGTCGCTCGCGTGCGATGTCGGCGCTGTTCAGCCAATCCCCCACACTGTTCATGATGCCGGACTGAATCAGGGAGATCACCTGTTCGTCAGACACTTTCTCTTGGTATTCGTACATGTTGTGTACACCTTTCAAACAATCAGTCAGGCATCATGCCATGAGCTTACTTCGGGAGATACGTGTCTCTACAGACTATGGTGAGATTTGCAGAGCTGGCGTAGGCACAACTGACCCTTGCCAAGAATACGCGAAAGGGGCGGACGACGCCGACCCCGCACCAACGCAAGTCGCCGCATTCGGAGTGTTCACACAACCCGCATTCGACGTCACGGTCATTACCAGAGTATAAGTCCCCGGTGCCGTAATGGAAACAAGATTGCAGGTCGGCTGCAGCCCGCCAGTCACGGCAACTAGCGTGCACGGGATAGGCGCCCCACCGTTGACAGTGAAAACTGCAGCCACCGGCTGGGCTCCCGTGGCGGGGTACGGCGAGGCGACCATCGTTGGAGCGGCAAAGACCCCCGAAGCAGCGAGCAGGAGCGCGAAAATTGCATGTTTGATCATGTCAGAAAATCTCCATTCAGTATTTGGTGGGTACTTTCGTTATCGTGGTCCATGCGGAACCAGTCCAACGTTTTGGTTTGCGGTCGAGAAACCGCCATCCCTGGGTCTCCATCACAGAGAACCCGTTTGTCACATCTGGCAGCGTCGGTGCGTAGATCTGGTTGCTGTTTGCGAGCAGCCCCGGCGCCAACCACATAGAGATGCTAGCCCCGAAGAACGCCGAGGTACTTTCGATCCTCGGTGGAGCCACACTTTGGTGGAGCAGTACGGTAGGCGGGAAGAGCTCGTTGTAATTCTGCAGCAAGCCTGGGGCGATACCAAGACTTAGCAACGGGCCGAAGAACTGCTCGCTGCTGGCCAGCAAAGGCGGCCCCACAAGCGGGTAGAGGGTCGCGCTGAAGAACTGGTTTGCGCTTGCCACTACCGAAGCCAGCAGCAACTGGTCTTTTGTCACTTG